ATTGCACTATCTTGTGCAAGAGAATCTAGCATGTTTTTACGAGCAATCTTTTAATAAGTTTGATGCAGGTGAGAAATATTTACATTCTTGGTATATAGATTTGTTGTGCGAGTATTTAGAAGCTTTCGCTACAGGAGAAATAAAAAGACTTAATATAAATATGCCTCCGCGATTTGGGAAAAGTGCGTTATGCAATGTTGCTTTTTCTATGTGGATGCTTGGCTTGAACCCTGAATATAAGATAATAACAGTCTCATATACTGCAACTCTAGCAAAGAAGTTGCACGGTTATGCGCGTGCTATAGCTAATACTAGCTGGTATCAGCGAGCATTCCCAGATTTTGAAATATCGAGTAGTGCTGTCAAATTAGATAAATCAGACACTAAAAATACACAATCTGAATTTATAACAACTGCTGGAGGCTTTAGAGTTGCAGCCAGCACAGGGGGTTCTATAACTGGCGAGGGTGGCAAAATTCTAATTGTTGATGACTTGATGAGTCCTAAAGAGACAATGTCAAATACACAGCGAGAATCGGCGCACGATTGGACACGCAGAACGATATTCACAAGATTTAATAACAGAAAAAAAGCTCGTATTTTAAACATTCAGCAACGATTACATGAAGATGATTTTACAGGTGTTTACACTGATTCTTCATGGGAAAATGTAATAATTCCAATACAGGCTAGGCAAGATATTATTTACAGTTTTGGTAATATTGAGTATACATATAAAAAAGATTCTTGGCTTGAAGAGCGCCGCTATGGTGCTTATGAGCTTGCAGAAGATAAAAAAAATATGGGTTCTGATGTTGTAGAAACTCAATTTTTCCAAGAAACAATTCCTGCGGATGGCGAGATATTTAAAAAAGAGTATTTTAAATATTACAGATATCTGCCTAAGATGGATTTTATGAATATCTATGCTGATACTGCATCGAAAGAGGGCAGGGACAATGATTACAGTGTTTTTATGTGTTGGGGCTGTTTGACAAAAAATAAGCGAAAATATGCTTATTTAATTGATATTTGGCGTGATAAATTAACAACACCAAAGCTGGTTGATGCCGCTATTGATTTCTGGAATCTTCATAAAAATAATGATGATAAAGTACCGTTACGAAAATTTGCCATAGAAGATAAAAGCAGCGGAATTGGTTTGATACAGATTTTTGAGGAATCTTTTAATATACCTGTAACAAAACTAATCGCAGATAAAGACAAGGTTTCACGAGCTAAAGATATAATGCCACGAATTGAATCAGGGCAAGTGCTATTCCCACACCACAGCGTACCAAACACTGCATTTATGTTGCAGTTTGAAAAAGAGTTGTTAAAATTTTCTAACAAAAAAGGAAATAATAAAAAAGACCAAGTCGACACATTTTCATATGCAATACGTGATTTGCTGTACGACTTAGGCGAAAATAAAAAAATTAATTACTCCTCATTGCTTGCAGAATCAAGCACAATAAGCTTTTAAGAGATTAAAAAATGAATTATAAAAATGCAGATGGCTACCTTGACATAACAAAAAAAATCGGCGGCAGAAACACAAATAGAGGCTTTAATTTACTGCTTTTAGATGATAAACATATCGCTAATAGATATGTAGGCGATGGCTTAACAAAGCGTTATATAGATTTGCTTGTTGGCGATATGACACGCGAATGGTTTAAAATAAAAGAGGATACGGACGACAAAATATTAGATTATTTGCAAAGTATTAACACAAAAGCAGAAGTAAAAAAAGCGTTAAGAGGAGCAAAGCTTTTTGGCGGTGCATTGCTATTCATGGTGATAGAAGATGGCAAGTTGCCGAACGAGCCAGTTGACGCAAATAATATAAAGTCAATTAAAAAACTAAAGTATTATAGTAAAAGTAAAATTACAGTAGATGAGGGTAATTATTATTCTGATATGACAGCTGCTAATTTTGACGAGCCAGAGTTTTTTACATTACAGCAAAAAAATGGCACTAATTTTGTAGTGCATGAGTCAAGATGTTTGATTTTTCATGGTGATTATTACCCTGCTGACGAAATAGATTCGGGTAATGAATTAGGCGGTTTTTGGGGTGTGTCAGCTTTGCAAAGCGTCTGGGAGTCGTTCGAAAACTTATCTTTAGCATTTGAAGCAATGCTAAAAATGTTATCAAAAGCTAATAGAGATGTCTTAAAAATCGATGGACTATTTAGTTTGCTAAGCAATGATGAGGGTAAAAAGCAGCTAGAAGCGAGAGCAGCTTTGCATGACTTATCAAGCTCTGTGTCGACCACAACAATAATTGACACTCAAGAAGAATTTATAAATTTAGATTTAAAATTATCTGGCTTAGCTGATGTATACTCAAAAGCTGAACAGTATGTAGTTGCGCTTATAGGCGTTCCTATGGTGATATTTTTTGGCACTTCTGCTAAAGGTTTAAACGCTAGTAGCGAGAATGATATAAAAACCTATTACGACAAGATACAGGCGCGACAACAAGAAGACCTGCTAAGCCTTTTAAATAAGCTGGTTTCATATGTGAAAAATATAAAAGAGTTAAAATACACAGAAGAAGAAGCAACAATTGAGTTTAATTCGTTGTGGGTTATGAATGAAAAAGAGTTAATCGAAACAAGAAGTCTACAAGCTAAAACAGACGAGATTTATATTAATAATCAGATTGTCGATAGCGAGGAGGTGCGCAGTTCGCGATTCGGTGGTGGCATTTACAGTTATGAAACTAAAATAGAAGGTGAGGTAGATATACCAATCGACGATAAAGAGAAAAAATAATGGCTGTAGATTTTTTTACTAAACAGCAAGTTTTAGCTGCCAATAATGGCAAAATTGTTATTAAAAAGCCAAAAATTTGGCTCTATCCTCGTAACGCAGAGCGTAGTTATGAACGAGAGCTTGTAAAGTTAAATAAAAAGTTTTACAAGATAATTAGTAATAATGTTAATGCTGCATTACCTGAATTAATAATTTTATCTAAACAAAATCGCCCAGACTCAAGCAGCGCAAGGATTGACGCTGGATGGACTGAAACCTTAGGCGAATTAACTAGCAAAGTTACTTATGATTTAAATTCTTTGATTGCTAGCGAAGTACCTGCAACAACTAGCGCGCAAGCTACTGCAATATCAATAGCAAATAAAGCACAATTTATAAAAGTTATACATTCTGCACTTTCAATTAATCCAATTATCCAAGAATCATACCTAGAGACACAATTAGCATCGTTTCAGCAAGCAAACACCGCATTAATTACTAATTTAGCAGAAGATCAAGCAGCAAAGATGCACGAGGTCTTAAGTCGCAATTTATCGCAAGGTAATTCTGCTAGTGCAATTCGTAAAGAGTTAAAAAAGAACTTTAATATAGGCGAACGTAGAGCGCGTTTAATTGCTAGAGATCAAACAAATAAATTTAATGGACAGCTAACACAGTTAAGGCAGCAAGATTTTGGAATTAAAAAATATACATGGCTATCCTCGCAAGATGAGCGAGTACGCACAACACATAGAGTTAACAATAGAGAAATATTTTCATGGAAACGCCCACCAGCTACAGGTCATCCAGGGAGTGCAATACAATGCAGATGCACTGCACAAACAATAATTAATGAAGATTTATTTATTTAAATTTTGCATTGCTATGCATATTTTAGTATAGTGTGAGCCTTAATTAGTGATTTTTTATAAAAAAGTTTTACACGCTCATAAGTGGTTTTATTGGTTCGTGGTGTTAGTAGCCATCTGACCAGCGTTCGATTCGCTGGAATGCGCTCATTATATGAGTTGCACTTGGTATAATGAGGGTGAAAAAAGAGGTTCAACTCCTTATACTTTATTCTGCTTTGTATGTAAAATTTTAAAGCTTTAAATCATTAATCGAGGAAGATTTGGGGGTTACTATAGCGACTATAGTGCCCCCTTTTTTTTGTCTTAAATAAAATAATAATATAAAAAGTTAACTTTTTTCTTGCTTTTATTGTGTATATGTATTCTAATTTACAGAACTAGCTATTTTAGAATTTATTTTACATGACAGATAAGCAGGATTTACATACAGTTAATCGCTTTGATAACATCAGCATTAACGATTTAAAATTGAAAGAAACCGCGGAAGGTTATCTTGAAGGTTATGCTGTATCAACACGAACAGGCGTGTTCCCTTATCGCTCGACTGATGGTTCAATTCATTACGAGGCGCGCTTCCCAGAAGATGTCTTCCACGAAGACGCGATAAACTCGCTGAAAATGATGCCGATAGTCGATAATCACCCAAAAAACGATGTTAACGCAGATAGTGCTAAGGAGCTTTCTGTAGGCATGACTGGGCAAGATGTTAAGCGTATTGATAGTTATGTTGCACCTTATTTAAAAATCACAGATAGCAAAGCTGTAGAAGGCGTTAAGAATAAGTCTAAGGCAGGGTTGTCTTGGGGCTATACTGTTGACTTAATAAAAGAATCAGGAATCTACAAGGGTGAGCGTTACGACTACATACAAAAAAATATTAGAGCAAATCACTTAGCGATTGTGCATGAGGGTCGTGCAGGTATCACCGCAAGAATGCATACAGATGAAAGTGATGCAGAGTGCAATTTTACAAACGAATATAACAATATAACTATGAATAAAATAAAACTAGATGGCGTAGAGATTGAAGTTAAAGAAGATGTAGCTTTAAACTTTGAAAAATTAAACAAGCAAATAGAAGTGTTAAAAAAAGATAACACAGACATGCAAGCAAAATGTGATGCGTTAGAGGGTGAAAAAGATACTCTAAAACAGTCTATAACTGAATTATCAAAAAAAGATAACGCCAAAGAAATAGCAGAAAAAGTAAAAGCTAGAATTACTTTAGAAAAAAAAGTAGCTCCTTTTTTTAAAGCTGACGAGAATTTATCAGAATTATCAGATTCAGACTTGAAAGTAAAAGTAATTTCACATTACGCAAAAGACTTCAAGGCTGATAGTTATTCAGAAGATTACTTACAAGCAAGATTTGATACTATTTTAGATTTAGAAAAAGATTTAAAGCTTGCTAAAAATATGCAAGTAACAGAAAACACAAAAACTAAAAACGACACCGCATCAGATTTTAGTAATGCAGCTTTAGCAAGTAAATTAATTAACAATAAATAAGGAATATTATTATGAGTATAACTAAATATCAAAACGAGTTTGACAAAAGCATCGCAGGTCAAATTGCAACAACTGAAAATAGAACTATAAAAACTCGTGCAGCAGAGCAAGTTATTAGCTTTGGTCGTGCAGTCGTTCAAGGTGCAACTGCTGGCTCAACTGTAAAAAATATTGTTAAAGATACAGCTAGTTTAACTTTTGATGCTGATTTCGTTACTTCAAATACAATAGATTTAGATGTAAATGATGTATCAATTGCGCAGGTAACTTTTGATACAGACCACGCAACAACTTTTGCTGCTTTGATTGCTGCAATTGATGCGTTAACTGGTGTTAGTGCTGTTGCTGGCACAGGTCGTGAAATAATTATAACAATTGATAATGCAGTAGCTAACTGCACTATAAGTAATGTTGTTGTTGCGGCTGGTGCGAGTCAAGCAGGTAACACAATAGTGTACACTTCAAGTGATGTGTTCGAGGGTGTTGCAGCTTTGCGCCACGGCCAACCAGTAACAATCGGTGGTGATGATAATTACCAAATTTATGATGCTGTTAATGTCATGACAAAGGGTGTTTTATGGGTTGAAGTAGTAGCAACTGTAGCTTACGGTGATGTTGTATATGTTTACAACGACAAAACTAACTCAACAAATCAAGGTCAGTTTACAAATTCATCTAGCGGAAATTTACTAGTTGCAACAGCTAAATTTATTAGTGCTGCGACTGGTACGACTGGCACGCCAGCATTAGCAAAAATTGAAATTAACCAACCTTAAAAAAAATTAGGATAATATTATGACTATTGAATCAATTAAATTAGACGATAATACTGAGTTTAAATATGACACAAGCTCTCAAGAGTTCGAGGGCTATTTAGCTGCTGCTGCACAAATTGGCGTAACAAATAAAGATGAAAGCTTTTATTTAGCTAGAAACCTTGAGTTTTTAAGACAAAAAGTATTTGAGCCTAAATATGCAGCACTTAAACTACTTAATAACGCATCTTTACTAAATATTGATACATCAGTACCAGAAGGCGCAGAAACAGACACATATGTCTCTGTAGATAGTATCGGTGAAGCTGCTGTGGTTGGTGATTTTGGTGATGATATACCTACTGTTGAAGTAACAGGACAGGAATACACTAACAAAATAAAATCAATTGCAACATCTTATATATATTCTGCCGCTGATGTTCGTAAAGATAAAATGCTTGGTGCTGGTCTTCCATCCTCCGCTACACAGCGTAAATTATTAGTTGCAAGACGTGCAGTTGACCAAAAATTACATAGTATGTTGGCTTTAGGTGATGCAGCTTATGGCATAACTGGTATGTTTGATGAAACAATTATTGACACAACTGGGACGAGTGTCTGGGCTTCTGCTTCTGTTGCTGATATTTTGACAGATATAAAAGGTGCTTTAGATTCAATTCTTGACGGTTCAAGTGGTAACGAAGAAGCAAACACAATGTTGCTAGATTACACTTCTTACGCTTTGTTAGCTAAAAAAGAGATGGATACTACTAATTATTCAGGCATGACAATCCTTAAATATATTCAAGACAACTTTAAATTAAATGTAGATTATCTTGTACAGTTAAAATCTGCTTTTGTTGGTGGCACTAAATCTGGCTTTATGGTTTATGATTCATCAGCTGACAAAATACAAGGCGTAGTACCAATGCGATTAAATGTTCATGCTCCACAAATGCATAATTTAGCAACTAAAAATATTTTAGAAGCTCGCTGCGGTGGTGTTAGAATATATCACCCTAAGTCAGCTCATATTGTAACTGGCATTTAATATAAACTTTCAGTTGTCTTGAGTTTTTCAGGGCAACTGAAACAATATTAACTTTTGAGGTTTTATTTATGATTATAACTAAAAGGACAAAAGGGCAGGTAGGATTTAATACGCCTAACGGTCGTGTAAATTTTTTCGAGGGTCGAAACGAGCTAACAGAGGAACAATATTTAGCTATAAAAGATAATCATGTTTTTATTGCTATGATTGCGCAATCTGAATTTGTTATTGCTCCAGAAATAAAGCTGCCAGTTGAAGAAGAAACAGAGAAAGAAGCAGAAGCAGAAGAAGCAGCTAGATTAGCAGCAGAAGAGGTAGAGCCTAATTTTGCAAGCATGAGCAAAAACGAACTGATAGACTATGCTAATAAAAATCATATTTTAGTAGATCAAAAAATATCTACTAAAAAGCTTATTAAATTATTAAGCGCGTAAGTGTTATGACTTCTGCGCTTTTATGGCTTGCAGATATTGCGCCAGATGTTGACACCAATAATTCTACAGATAAAAAAAATAGATTTATTGGTGTTGCTTCTAGTCATGTATCTGCCTCTTTATTTGCTGATGCAAGTAATTACAATTTAGCAGTTGCCTACTATGCAGCTCACCTATTAACTTTAACTGCGCGTGATGCTCATTCTAGAGGCTCACTAAGTAGCGAAAAAGAGGATAGTTTAACTAGAAGCTATGGCGGTGCTAGCAGTGATGAATTAAACACAACTCAATACCTAGATAATTTTAACCGCATGATTAAAGCGCGGCAGCCATTATTTTTTACGACTTGTGGAAATTAAAACAACGATTAAAAGCGGTGGCAGTCTTGTTAGTCACTTAAAAGCATTGTTGGAAATACAGCGTGGCAAGGTTGCTGTAGGTATATTTGCTGCAGCTGGCGACGAGAATTTAACTAAAGCGCTTGTTAACGAATTTGGCACAAATAAAGCAGGAAAAAATAAAAATATTACAATACCAGAGCGTTCATTTTTACGCTCAACATATAACGATGAAGTAGGCAATGTAACAAAACGCTTCCAACAAATATATAAAAAAGTTTCTGCTGGCAATACTAATGTAAAACAAATGCTTGGCGTCGTTGGTCTTGAACAAGAAAAAGCAGTTAAACAAAAGATTACTGACTTAAAAACGCCAGCTAATGCAGCTATCACTATAGCTAGCAAAGGCTCCAGCAATCCGCTTATTGACACTGGCGAGATGCGCTCAAAAATTGCAAGCGAGGTGCGCTTAAAATGAGCAGTTTTAGGCAATCTTTTGTGGTTAGGCGTAGAGGCACAGGTTCTTATAATGCGCAAGGGCGATATGTGCAAGATGCGCCAGACACAACTTTTACTATAAAAGCAAGCAGGCAGCCACTTTCTGGCAGCGACACAAACCTTTTGCCAGAAGGGAAACGAGAAACAGAAACATATAAGTTATACACTACTACAAAACTTTACGGTGCCTTACAAGGTAATGTAAACTCTGATATTGTAATAATTGATGATGAGGATTACGAAGTAATAAAAGTTGAGGCGTGGCAAAATAATGTAATTAATCATTATAAAGTTATTGTGTCAAAAATAGTTACTAATAATCAATTGCCAACCACAGCATGACAATAAAATTTAACATCTTGCAAGATAATCTGGCAGAGGTTATTAACACTCTGACAGGTGAGCTTTGCGTGTGGGCAAATCAGAATGCGCCAACGCCAGATAACGATTGTATAATATTAAAAATAGATTCTATTGCTTTTACTGGTGGCACAGATTACCAAAGCCAACCAAACAATCTAGGCGAATATGATACACATGGAGAGCGCGAACTATTATTGTCAATAACTTCAATGAGTGATAATTCGCTACAGATATTGCTTGACTTGATCGAATCGCTACAGCTAGAATTAGCACAAACCTTATTATGTGAAAAAAAAATTGCATTAGGGCGCATTGAATCGCAACCTTTAGATATAACAACACAAATTGGCAAAGATTTTGAAGCAAAAGCAATAATGACAATATTATTTAAAATATCTAAAAATTACTTTGATGATGCAGTTAAAACAATTGATATTGTCGAAAGTGTAACAATTATTGGCGTTGCAGATGGCGATTCAGTGCAAACGCCACAAGATATTGATATAGAAGTTTAATAATTAAAAAAATATTATGAGTAAATTAGACCAGTTTTTAAGTGTTAATATTTCGGT